TACAGCAAGCTTTAGAGCACCAACAATACCTTTAATACGCTTATCCTTTTTAGCTAAGGGCTTGAGTTCCAATCGTTTATCAAACATTTGTTTGTATCCACGTAGAAACTCTTTACCCAAATGCGCAGGATAACGACCATTATTAATAATGATGGCTGGATAATAACTGCTTACATCCCAATCAATAATTTCATGTTCATCATCAGCTTCAAACACTTCAGGCTTATTCTCTGTATGTAGTCCACCCTTCATAAATGAATATACATTACCGTAGAAATGTATTTCTTCTTTGAAATCATCCTGCATACCAAGAACAGTCTTCTTCATCTTCTTTAGGAACGCCTGGAGCTCTGGTGTCTTAAATGTTACATAATCAGCTATACACTTATTAACATTCACATTAGCTCTAAAGAATCCTTTCTTTGGTAGTTCATTGTAATTTATTCCTTTCTCTTGGCAATAGAACTTCTTAATCATCTCATCACCAATCTTACTATCTGAATAGTTAAGACATGGAATACCAAATTCAGATTCTATATCCTGTCTAAGTTCAATTTGATTATTTCCTCTATAGAGTGGATGATCACATTGACCGATGGTTACCAAATAGAATTGATAGGTGGCTTGTACATCATTTACACAATATTCTTCTGTTTGTAACAGTTCTACAGTAGTCATATCTGTTTTACTGTGATGTATAGGCATTTCTTCTATATTCTCAAGATCCATCTCAAACTCTAGTCTTTTAAGACTAACCATCCTATTCTTATTTGAAAAGTGATGTATTTCAAAAAGGTCTATGATTTTAAAGCTAAGTTGGTTTTCTCTGTATTTGGGTAATACACCATAGTTTGAGTCATGTATTGTATCACTTGCTAATTGAGCTATAATGCTACATATTTCTAACCCAGACAACTCATGCCATTGGTCAGATGTTCGTAAAACAAATTCTATAACCTGACTATCAAACCTAAGTCCATTATAAGTGACAAAATAATGATCTTTCTTTTCCTCAAAGTACAGAACCATTTTATCAAGAGTGTTTTTCCATTTACTCACCTCAAAATTATGCCATTCTTCTTTCTGTGGATCATAACAGACACAAAGAAAATATTCTTTCATAGTTTCTATGTCTGTAATTATTACTGGTAGTTTCATTTAACAATCTTTAATGTTTTCAAATAGGTTCCTCGTTTTACTGCTGTTGATATAGCTCCTTGGTTAACATTTATAATATTGACAATATCTCTAGATGTTGCTGTTCCAACAAATGTTCCAAAGCATGTGTAGATCTTGTAAGGTCCTTCAGATTCACTTATTTTAAGAAATACATCATCCCAATAAGCTTTTACATCACTTAAAGAGACATCAATGTCTGAAAACAAGTACATGCTAGATTTTGAATCTATCAATGTCTTTTTTGGATTAATGTTGTTCATTTTTCTATGTACGTTTGGAGCAACTATTTCAAATTCCTGTGCACATTTATACAAATCTGAGAAATCTTTATAAAAATCACCATATATTGTATGTACTCTAACAGGTCTTTTTTGAGCACCAATGCTCATTTTAGTTTTTGTTTCATCAGACACTGCGCATTTTCCATTAGGAGCTGTTGGATCAATGTTATAACCATGATTTCTATCATGAGTATTTAACATCTTACACCAATAGTTTTCTTGAGAATAAATAAACTGTTCATCGCAATCCTCTAGTGTATCAAATATGAAGTTTTCTTCTCCGTATTTATTGAAAGCGCTCTGTAAATGAACATTGTCATGAGTATTTACTCTCAATCTCCATTTATGCATGCATAGTCTATTGTAAGTGTCTTTAGAAGCACCTATATAAACCTTATTGTTTATTTTATTCTGGATTATGTATACACCAGGATTACCTTTCTTTCTCATTATGATATTATCTTAATGAGCAAATCTATGATAAATATTTGAGACTACCAAATTTATTTTCTAATAATGTGATGTATCAATATATCTATGTCTTTTGCATTAAGAACACCTGCTGTGTTCTCATTGTCCCAGTATTTTGTATAAACTTCTCTGGGAATAGCATACCAAAGCTCATCGAAGTGGTTGTAATGAAATACGTAATTGTAAAGCTGTTCCATAATTAATTAGTTTAAGAATTCCCAAAGATAGTTTTCTTTCTCAACATCACATCTGTGACATTTACATTTAACTCTTGTGCCATTGTAGACATACATAATCATCCACTTGTGCCCAAGAAAATAACATCTGGCTTGTTTTAATAGTTTTTTCATTGTTTTTGGTTAATGGTGTGTGTGAAATAGTGGTGGAGGTAGTGGGATTCGAACCCACGTCCAGCCAAGAAGTCAATAAACAAATTTATTACATGCTTAGTACTAATGTCAAGTTTCTTGTGCAGAAAACTTGACAATTTGCACCGTAAGGGCTGACCTGTTATGGTCGATCCACCACCTGGTTTCTAATGTTTTTAGAGTCCTAATAATCCAGGATAATTTGGGACTTGTCTTTTCAGACACTTGCTATTTTCTGTTTCCAGGTATAGCTACCCAGTAGGTTAGGCAGCGATTGCTACTTCACCGAAGATAGATGCAAGGATTGCATCACCTTCTGCTACACGAGAAGATTGTGTCTTGTCGTTTGTTTGCTGTACACAGATTAAAGAGATGTAGTACGTGTCTCTGCATGTTTGCTTACCACTCACAAGTCTGTCAAAACCATGTTACCCCCTTATAATGTTATATTGAGTCTACGAAACACTCTATTACATTTATTCATATACAAATCGTCTGTTTGATATAAGGTGTCAAATGTTTGATGAGCATGTATCACATCACTGTGATCATATCCATAGATTGTATCACCAACATCTCTTAGCCTCATTTTTAGCTGAAATACACATATTTTACAATATAACTTCTTAGCTTCTGCATACTCTCTCCTCCTGCTTTTAACTTTTCTAAAGTCAGCAGGAGCATTCATTTCTTTAATCATTACATCAACAACATCATCTGGTGTAAAATTACGATAATTGTCCAAATATGGATACTTTTCCTTATCTAACATAAAATGTTTTAAAATTGGGTATGAATACGGTGAAATCATCATTTCTTCTTCTTTTTATAAAAAACCTCTCTTTCTTCATCATAAAATGGAGCTCTTATGTATTCATAAGTTAGCCATATTACAGCAGCAATTATAACAATTATTATCTCCATGATGTGTAAAATTAAATAAAAAATGGGAAACACCACAAATTAATGTGATGCTTCCCTTTGAAATCAGGAGAAACGTTTTAACCTAATGGTCATCTTCCTAGTTCCATTAGATGGAATGTAGGTGAATCTGTTTCTCTCCACTACTATCCTGTTCTTCTTTTTTGCTGAGAATATAGCATCTATTAGCTTGCTGGCTAATGCATAATCTCTCTGGTTGAATGCTGAGGAATAAACTAGTGTTACTGACATACTATATGGATTTATTGATTTACATAATTGAACTGGTCTCTATAGAAACAAGCAATTGATACTAGCCTCTCGACTAATTGCTGTTCAGACTCTTTAGCTAGTTCTAGGACATCATATATTGTTTCATACTCATCTCCAGATAAACTGAAAATGGTGTCAATTAGGAGTTCTCTCATATTAGAAGTATAATCTAACATGATCAGTGTACATTACAGCTCTCTTAGGAGCAATATCAAATGTAAATCCTGCAGGAATTACAACTCCCTCATTTGATTTTATCCTCTTTACAGGAGTTGTTTCAGCTTTCTTTTCTTTATAAGTAAACTCTTTACCTTGTCTGATAAACATAATCCTCTGATACACAGATTTTACAGTTCTATCAAACTTCTCAGCAGCCCATATAGCAGCTTCTGTGTCACTTTTGAACTTGGTTATACATGTCTTAAGTGCATTGTCTTCAGAAATTGTCCAAAATTTGAATGTTTTTTTCATTTGATTGATTTTTTATTTACCTTCTAAGAATTTTATCTTGTTTTTATTACCTGTATAAACATTATACTCTAATTGAACTTTAGCAGAAGATAATATCTTACCTGCCGTATTAGATATTTCTTTAGCTGTTTTAATATCTAAAGAGCCTTCTACAAGATCTTTGTAATGTTTTAACAGATCATCTCTAAGCTGTGTTATATTTTCCATTAACTTTTCTTTTGATTAATAAATTAAGTTTATAAGTTTCTATTAAAGCTGATAGGTCATAAAGAACTTCTGTACCCATTTTTGTTCTTTTAGCTATAAGACTTCTTACATAATTGTCTGTAAGTGTGTCTCTTTGCTTTTTTCTATTAGCATCCATTCTTTGATCTGTGGTTTCTTTATATTGCAAATACTCTTCATACGTAGATGATGGAAACTTTTTTTTATGAGCAGACCATCCTTTATATCTACCTGTAGAATATTGTTCTATAGAAATACCAAGTGCTTTAGCTTTTGTCTTGCGTTTTGCTAACAATATGTTATTTTTATAATTGTAACTATATCTATACTTAGAACCATGAATTCTTTCACATTTTTTGCAATAAGACATTAAATACCTACATCCTTTAATATCAGTGAGTAATCTAAAGTTATCAGTAGTCTTAAGAAACTCTGTTTTGCAATTTGTGCAAGTTTTATGAGTTGTTATAACTTTTTCTTTTTTAGGACCTACGTAACAAGATTTACACTTAGATCTTAAAGATGGTGTATATATTCCATCTTTTGTTTTTTGCTTAGCGTGATAGAAATATTCTGCTGTATTTGGAAGTTTTTGCTCACACTTTTTACAAACTCTAAATTCATCTGTACTACAAGTATCCATAATTATGCAATTTTAGCTATACAACACATGGCTGATGTATCAGCATATGTAATAAATAAATACTTACCTAGATTGGTGGTGAACACTTTATTTTGTAGTCCTGGACCATCAAAATCGTATTCATTTAAAATATTCTCATGTCTAAACTTAAAGAACTTACTGATTGTCTCTTTGATACCAATGCGTGTTGAGAATGTCATTATGAAGTTATCTTTGAATTTCTTCAAATGTTCCTTCATATATCTAACAGATACGCAATAATCAAGGTCAAACAATACATTTTGTTTAATTTCAGCATTAAGAATGTTACCAAACTTGTAACTTACGGGATATTTTACCTGTGTAAGCTGTTTCATAGCTATAGTAGGCTCCATTTCCCATATTTCAAAGATATCATAACCTTTTAATTTGCACCATTTAATGTAATCATTAATGTCTGGACCAGCTAGTCCTACAATAGTATTAAATGTGAAATAGCTAAATAGAAATTCTCTTACAGCGTGCTTTTTTTCTGCGTTTAAATACGTTTTTTTAGTCATTGCCTTCTATGTTTGAATTAAATAATAAAGAAAAGCCCCAGCATTTGCCAGGGCTCTCTCATTCACCATTAAAACCTAACCAATATGCGATATATCTCTGCCATATAGCATAGAAACTTTATATTCTTTGAACCACTCATCTTGAGATGGTCTGTTCTTTGGATATGTAGACTTAAACTTCTGCTCTATTTTATATACAGAAGGCTTGTCTCTCTCTTCCAATTTGAACTTAATAATAATGTGCTCTGCAAAAGCCTCAAGCTTTGCTGTTGCATAATTGTCCAATAAAATAAGTAATTTCTTCATTATCAATATTTTATACCACCTTCGTGGTTGAAATTGTTAAAAATCTG